AAGTTGAATACATACACTTTGCAGGTGGCGAACCACTGATCACTGACGAACATTACAAAGTACTTGAACGTCTAATACAACAGGAAAGAACTGACGTTAGAATTCGATACAGTACAAATTTTAATGTATTAGATTTCAAGAAATACAACGTACTTGACATGTGGAAAAGTTTTAGTAATATTGAGCTTATTGCTAGTATTGATAATATTGGAAATTGCTACAATTACATGCGCAAGGGCGGCGATTGGGATGCAGTAGTAAAGAATTTTAAAAGATTACACGAAAGCGGGTTACAAGCTGACAGGAAGGTGTTCTTTGGTATACACCCAACTATTAGTTTTTGGAATATAAATGATCTTCCTGAAATTCATAAGGAACTAAGAAAGTTAGGCATGGTGGATATGAATCTTAAAGATGATCACTTTCAGTCGACATTTCATCTTAACCCGTTAACTCAACCTGCATATTACAGTTATAAAATTTTACCTGTACATCTAAAAAAGCAGGCAACTGAAAAAAATCTAGCGTATGCAGACCAGCTAGACCAGGAGGGTATCAATACTGCTCCTTTAAGAGATATGATAGATGATATGAATAGCGAAGATTTAACAAGCCTTATTCCAGAAATGCAGGACATCACAGTAAAGTTAGACCAAATTCGTTCAGAAAAGTCTGCAGATATTTTTCCTTTCCTAAAGGAGATATTTCTGTGAAGCAAAACTATCTAGAAAGTGCGCCCGAAGGAAGCAAACATATTCCATCTACCCTGTATGCTCCTAATCAAAAACGTAGTAAATGTTTTCAAAACGAGGTAGTTGACGAAAGTTTTCATCCAATTAGCTATTCCATAAATGAACACGGATTTCGTAAGACTGATGTACAAAAAGAGAATTTTCTTTTTGTGGGATGTAGTATGACGTTTGGGCAAGGTCTTAACGAAGAGGAAACATGGCCGCACCTAGTATCCAAAGACAACGGTGTTGGCTGTGTAAACTTAGGCATGCCGTCATCTGCCCCGGATATGCAAATGTTAAATTTAGCGTGGGGAATACAACATTATAAACCGTCTGCAGTATTTTGGCTCATAAGCCCTCCTTCTCGGAGTACAGTATTATTAAATAATTGTCTAATATCGCATATCCCTCCTGATCATGATATCTTTGGACATAAAAAAATTGGGGTTCAATATAATAAGTTAAGACATTCGTTAGAGTCAAATTATATTATGCATACATTGTGGGGACTATATTCAATATTTTCTTTAGTAAGCGCACTTAATATTCCTATGCATGTTAGTTGTTGGGATAATGACTTTGATGACATGTTGTCTGAGTATAGGTTAGCGTTTAAATTCAACAGGTTGCCTGATTTAGAATTTGGGCTAGATAAAGCTGCTGATTTGTCGCATCCCGGCCCAATGGCAAATAAGAAATTTGCAGGTATGATTAAATGATTTTCAAGATACTGTCAAAGTTTCAGGATAATAGCAATCTTGCAAAAATTAATCTACTGTCGACTCCTGTTGATTATTTTCCTGTCAGTCTCACTGATGTAAAAGACGGAAAATATTTTCGATACACAGAGTTTATTTACTGGGATGAATCTTGGGATTTTGCTCAAGGAAAAACTTATATTTTCCCCATATTTTGGGAATCTACTAGTCCTACTTACATAGACGAACTAATTCAATTTACTATTAGAAATTTAGAACTTTTTCTTGAGAAAAAATTAATTATAGTTTTTTTAGATCCTCTTGAAGGCAACGACGGGATTGCCCCAATAATCGACCAGTACGTTTCTGCAACTGGTATTGATAATATTTATTTTGTCAGCGCAGACAAGAAGTTAGAAACTCGTAATAATTTGTTTACGTTTGTGTATGTTGATCATTGGGTACATCACGTTACGTCGTACGATACTACGATTAAATACAAGCCAAGTCGATTGTACATTAATCTAACTCGTATGCCACGTTCGCATAGATGTTATCTAATGCAAGCAATAATAGATAACAATTTATTTGATGACGGTTACAATACCTGGGCTGACGCTAATTTTGAAGTTGACAAACATGCAGTATTTGCTGAACATGAGTGCAAAGACACTATAGCAAAGCAAACATTCTGTACTCTTGATGTTAAGAACATAAGAGCTGTTAATCCAACTCATATAATGCCAATTAAACATTGTATTGGAACTTTCATCTATCTCAATACAGAAACCCACGTAGGTAATAATGTATTATTCCTTAGCGAAAAAACGTATAAGCCTATTGCAGCAGGAATGCCGTTTATGACGCTGGGCAACCCGGGTACACTTAAATACTTGCAGGACCAAGGATATGCTACTTTTAGTCATTGGGTTGACGAAAGCTACGACAAGGACCTAGCTCTTGCTGATCGAATACAGATTATTATTGATAATCTACTGTATATAAAGTCTCTCACTAACGAGCAAAGAATAACAATGCGTAGAAGTATGCAATCAATTTGTAAACATAATCAAGATTTATACAGGATTAAACAGAAAAAAGATACAATTATAGAAAAGTTAACTCTTATTGAAAAGGGATACATATAATGAAGATAGGTTTTATAGGTGTAGGAAAATTAGGAATGCCTTGCGCAGAAGTTATAGCAGCCGTAGGCCACGACGTAACCGGGTACGATGTTGCAGATTGCTCGAGTAATATTATAAGCATTGTAAGCTCAATCAAGAAATGTGTAGTAGATAGAGATATTGTATTTGTAGCAGTACCGACGCCACATGATCCGGATTATGACGGTAGTGCTCCAACAGCCCACTTACCTCCGAAAGACTTTGACTACCAAATAGTTAAACAAGTACTAGCAGAAGCAAATAGTTACATGAATAAAAATCAGCTACTAGTGCTGATTTCAACTGTTCTTCCTGGCACTACAAGACAACAGTTTGTTCAGCTAGTAGGCAACACTCGATTTGTTTATAACCCCTATCTCATTGCTATGGGCAGTGTTAAGTGGGATATGGTAAATCCAGAAATGGTAATGATAGGAACTCAAGACGGCAATGATACAGGTGATGCTAGCGAACTAATAGAATTTTATAAAACCATTATGAAAAACAATCCTCGTTATGTTGTTGGCACGTGGGACGAGTGTGAGTGCATCAAGGTGTTTTACAATACTTTCATATCAACTAAGCTGGGATTGGTTAATATGATTCAAGACGTTGCACAAAAACAAGGCAATATTAACGTAGATGTCGTAACCAAAGCACTATCTGAATCTGATATGCGTATTATGGGCAAACAGTATATGACAGCCGGAATAGGTGACGGTGGAAGTTGTCACCCCAGGGATAATATTGCACTACGATACTTGGCAGAAAAACTAGATTTAGGTTACGATTTATTTGGTGCTGTAATGCAGTCAAGAGAAATTCAAGCAGAGAATCTAGCAAAAGTATTAGTCGAGCAAGCTGAACAACACAATATGTCTATATACATTCATGGTAAGGCGTATAAGCCAAAGGTGCCATATGTTGATGGAAGTTACAGTTTACTGGTTGGGCATTATTGCGAGAAGGCAGGATTTCCACCTACGTATATAGACCCGTGCACCGGCGACGATTATCAACCTACCGAGCCCGGCGTATTCTTAATGGCTCACTCTGCTTCGATTACTTATGAGTATACAGGTAAACAGTCGGTAGACGAACTGTACTGTTCAATACCTCCTTTTAGTATTGTAGTTGATCCTTGGCGCAAAATAACCTCTAGTGTAAGCACAGTTATCTATTACGGTAACACCCGTTAAGTTGACAGATTCAATAAAAGGTGATATAATAAGCTATGTATGATATAATTTTTATTGGTGACAACTGCGCTCAATGGACTAGCTTAAAGACGCAGTATCCTACAGCCAAGCGAGCATCTGAATTTTTTAAAGCACAAAAAATGTCAATGACAAAAATGTTTTGGGCCATTTGGCCAGACGTAACAGTTAACAAAGAATTTGACTTTTCCTACAAAGTGCCAAGATGGGAGGAAAACTATACTCATGTGTTCAAAAACGGCACTGATTACAAACATGGGATTTGTTTGCTAAACAAACACACCCTAGTTAGTAAGAATGAAATCGAACATAGATTCTTTACAAATAAAAAAGAAGTGAATATACAAGCTAGTACACCTAGACCTTACGACGTATTTGATATAAACACATACGACGAATATCTAGCTGCAATAAAAACTAGTACCACAAAGATGTTTTGGGCCATTTGGCCAGATGTAATGGTCAACAAAGACTTCGACTTTTCCTACAAGGTTCCCAAATGGGAAGAGAAATATACTCACGTGTTTAAAAACGGAGACAATTACAAAGATGGCATTTGTTTGTTAAACACACACATTGCAGTGTCTAAGAACGAAATTGAACATAGATTCTTTACAAACAAAAAAGAAGTGAATATACAAGCAAGTAGTTATAGACCCTATGATATTTTTTATATTGATAGTTATGACGAATATCTTGCTGCAATAAAAACTAGTACCACAAAGATGTTTTGGGTTGTATGGCCAGACGTAGAAGTAGTTGACGACTTTAATTTTGGTTATCGAGTTCAAAAGTGGGAAGAAAAATATACTCACGTGTTCTTGAATGGCAGTGATTACAAAGATGGCATTTGTTTGACAAACAAACACATTGCAGTTAGTAAAAATGAAATTGAACATAGATTCTTTACAAACAAAAAAGAAGTGAATATACAAGCAAGTAGTTATAGACCTTACGACGTAGTTTTTATATCTTATAACGAAGTAGACGCAGAAAAGAATTATAATTTACTATTGTTAACAGTGCCTAGAGCAAAGCGTGTGGATGGAGTTAGCGGCATTCATCAAGCTCACATTGCAGCAGCTAAACAGTGTTCAACCAGTATGTTTTGGGTAGTTGACGGCGATGCAGAAATTGTCGATAACTTCAGCTTCGACTACCTAGCTCCAAAATGGGAACAGGACTGTGTGCATGTGTGGCGCAGCCGTAACCCTGTAAACGGCTTAGCGTACGGCTACGGTGGCGTTAAGCTGCTTCCTAGACTGCTAACAGAGCAGGTAGACGTCACTGCAACAGACATGACAACCAGTATCAGTCACAATTTTAAAGCAATGTCAGATATATCAAATATAACCAGTTTTAATACAGATGCGTTTGCAACATGGAGAAGCGCATTTAGAGAGTGTGCTAAACTAGCAAGCAATACTATAAGAGGACAAATAGACAAAGAAACTAAACAACGCCTTGATGTTTGGTGCACAAGTGGCAGAGGAGCAATGTTTGGAGACTATGCTCTTAGAGGCGCCGCCGCTGGCCGCAAGTACGGCACTGTTTATCAGTTTAATAATGAGCTAGGAAAGATAAACGATTATGACTGGCTGTACCAACAATTCTTAGAGGAGAACAAACTCAACGTATGAGCTATCAAGATATTCCGTTTAAAGATATCACTAGTTTCGGACAGCAAACAATGTTAGATAACAAACTGTTTGCTGTATCTTGGATATTGGCTAGATTTTGCAACTATAATTGTTCTTACTGCTGGCCCTATGCGCGAACAAGTGTTCCGGACCACCGTCAGCTAGAACTATACAAAAACACAATAACAGAAATCAAACGGCAAGCCAGAGCTAACGGATTTACTGAGTTTCATTTCTCGTTTAGTGGTGGCGAACCAACTGCTTATAAGAAATTCGGACAGTTAATAGATCACTATGTAAACGACGACCTTGCCGAGTATCAAAGTCTACACATGACCACAAATCTAAGCCCAGGTAGTAAATGGTGGAACAAATGGCTAGAAGTAACTGCGCCTCTTGCTCGTCGCAGTATTACAGCTAGCTTTCATGCAGAGTTTGCTCGTGAACAAGAGTTTGGAGACAAGTGTTTGCAACTACTTGACAACAACACTTATCTCACTATTAACCAAGTGATGATTCCTGAACTGTTTGACGAGTATTACGAGAGATGCGCAAGGTTTGCAGCACGTGGTATAAACGTCACACTAAAGCCACAGAGCAACGATACGGCTACTGAGGTGGTGGAGGGCTATACTGACGCACAAAAAGAACTTCTTCAGATTGGATTCCCGCAAAAGCACCAGGGAAAGATAGTTCCGCAAGTGCGCCTGGAAGATGCACAAGGCAATAAGTATTATATAGATCAAGCAGAACGATTTAATGCATTTGGTTTTAATAAGTTTCAAGGATGGAACTGTAACGCAGGTTTTCAAAGTTGCATTATACGCGAGCCCGGCGGCGAAGTTAAACGTGCATATAGTTGTCACGATGTTCCACTAGGAACAATTGATAACGGTTTTTCATTGTTTTCTACAGCTAAGCCTTGTGTAACACCGTCGTGTGTAAGTTCAGCAGATTCTAAGATTCCTAAGGTCAAAAAGTATGTATAACTACAACGAGATAAAAGACATCCATTTGGAAGTTACGTCTAAGTGTCAAGCAAAATGCCCAATGTGTCCTCGTAGGCTGCAAGGTGGCCCAATGAATCCTTGGGTAACGTTAGAAGAGATCACGTTAGCAATATTTAAAGAATGGTTTCCTGTTGAATTTTTACAACAGTTACACAACTTGAATATGTGCGGCAACCTTGGTGATCCTATCATTGCTCGAGACACCGCATTAATATTTGAATATTTAAGATATGTCAATCCAGACATGTCTTTACAGATGCATACTAACGGCAGTGCGAGAAATAAAGAATTCTGGCAATCAATTGCTGCTTCAAGGGTAACCGTAGTATTTGGGATCGACGGATTAGCTGACACTCACTATAAGTATAGGGTAAACACAAACTGGCATAGAATTATAGAGAATGCTAAGTTATTCATTCAAACAGGCGGTGACGCCCGTTGGGATATGTTAATCTTCGAACACAACCAGCACCAGGTTGACGAGTGCAAAAAATTAGCAAACGATCTCGGTTTCAGCAAGTTTGTATCAAAAAATTCTAGCAGATTTAAGGACGGCAAATACGATGTATTAGATAATGCAGGAGTTCCTGTTGATGTATTGTACCCAACTAGTCTTAGCAAGGAATACACAGTCAAGTCTCAAGCAGCACAGGAAGATAGAAGCCCTGTTATAACTTGTAAAGCACAAGCACAAAAACAAATATATGTAGCAGCAAGTGGAAACGTTTCGCTGTGCTGCTGGCTTGATCTTGAATGGTTACCACCGGTGAGTATTTCAAGAATAGATTACATGAAAAAGATAAGAATCTTTCCTAATCTACATAATCTGACACTTAAAGAAATATTTGAGTCAGGATACTTCGGCAAGGTAGAAGAAACATGGACTAATGGTGCTTGCCTTAAAGAGTGCGCTAAACAATGCGGTAGTTTTGATAAACTAGGAGCGCAATTTGAAAGTTGATATTGAAGACGTCTTATTCTGGATGGATGCAATCAGGAATTCAGAAGACCGATACAGGACACTCGAGAGCTTTTGGAAAGGACAAGTAAGATCCAAAATTTGGTTGATAGAGAAGTTAGAACAGATACATATCTACCCAGCTGATGTTGTTATACACGGCGGCTGGAATGGTGTATTGGCCAGCTTAATGTTTAATAGTAAACTATCTATAAAACACATTAGGTCATATGATATAGACCCTAAGTGTGCAGAAATTGCCCGCACAATAAATATGCGACAGTATATACAAGGGCAATTTAATGCAATTACAGCAGACTCGTGTACACAGAGTTATAACTGCGACATTGTAATAAACACAATCTGCGAACACTTAACTCAGGAAGAGTACGACCGTTGGCTAATGTTAGTTCCGCCAACGGCTCTTGTTGTAGTACAGAGCAATGATTATTTTGACTGTGAAGAACATGTTCGATGTGCTACAGACTTGAAGGAGTTTGAACAGCAGTCTGGTCTAAGCGTAATTTATAGTGACGGATTAGAAACAGAAAAGTATACAAGATTTATGATAATAGGACGTAAAAATGAGAAGTAAATCCTTCTGCCCGCTCCCGTGGATACATTTAGCAACCAGACCCAACGGTGATGTTAGGGTTTGTTGCACAGCAAACGCAAGCGGCGCAGGAAAAGTTGATGATAAAGAAGTCGGACTTGTTAAGCAAGATGGCGTTAATATGAACCTGCGAGATCATTCTGTAGAAGAAGTGTGGAATTCAGAACAGATGAAGCAGACACGATTGCAGATGTTAGCAGGAGAGGTTCCTAGTAGCTGTCGTAAGTGCTTTCTCGAAGAGTCCAATGGAATTCACAGTAAGAGAAATTGGGAAACCAAAGTCTGGGATGAACGGTTAGACATTAACAGTATTATTGCAACAACCAAAGACGACGGGTCGCTGCCTGTTAATATTCCTTACTTCGATTTAAGGTTAGGCAACGTGTGTCAACTCAAATGTGTAATGTGTAGCCCGCACGACAGTTCTAGTTGGGTTAAAGATTGGAAAACAATTTACCCTGCGTTTAAGAATGAAGATCTAAAGAAAGATCAAGGATGGAATCCT